CCCGTGTGGCCATTAAAAGTTGCCCTGTGAAGTTCACCCATATAAAAAATACAATATTATAATAATAAGGTGATAATGGGACTTTCAATTATTATGGGGAATATGTTTTCTGGTAAAACTTCCGAACTTATCCGACAACTTAAGCGTCTAAAAGTAATAGGTAAGGAAGTCATGATCGTCAACTCAGCGAAAGATACCAGATCACCCGAAGAAGTTCTCAAAACGCATGATAATGTTAAGTTTAATTGCCACAAAGTGTATGACCTATTTGATATCATAGATACAGATGAATTTGAACGGGCTGATATAATAGCCATAGATGAAGCACAATTCTTTCCCAGACTCAAAAAATTCATAGAAGGGTGTTTATACCTAGAAAAATCGATTATTATCGCAGGTCTTGATGGAGATTGTTTTCAGAGAAAGTTTGGAGAACTCATCGATTGTATTCCTCTCGCAAGTGATGTAACTAAACTTTCAGCACTATGTATGCATTGTAATAATGGAACACCTGGTCCTTTTACTAAGAGGATCGTCAAAGATAAAACCACAGAACTTATAGGTGGAAGTGATATGTATGAAGCAGTGTGTCGAAATCACCTATGAATATCTAAGATGAGAACAACCCGTTTCCCCTCTCCTAATTTTATGAGTTCGTGGTATCTCCCATGATCAAAGAGGAATTCTTCACCTTCTTTGTGTATGTGCCTACCATTTTCAGTATATAAACTACAGTCACCATCACCCTCTAAAGTAAGTTGATATCTAAGACGTTTATTAGACTCAGCTCTATGGGGTGGAATAATCATAGGACCATCTATGACGGCAAAATGTGGTCGTTCTTTATCTACACATGAAATCTGATTTATTAAGTTCCAAAGAATAGGAAAATCCTTAACTTCATAGAAACAATAATTCGTGTTATGTGGTGACCACTTATCATGATCATGTTGGTACTTCTTAGTCAGTGTAGAAGAAACCCGTTCAAATTCATCTTTTATTTTTTGATAGTGAAGTTTAAGTAACAAAAGTCCAGGGTATTTTTGAACATTATGTGTCGATACACAATGTATTGCATCTCTGAAGGTGTTCTGAATACCGAGTAGAGGTCTCCACAAATTGGTAAAATACAGGCGGTCTATAGGTGCCTTCATATAATCATGCAATACCATCAGGACCGGGATCACTGTGAGAGTCCACATTAATTTCTTGATAGATAATAAAACATGGCTATTGGATACAAGTCGAAGTATGCTGAACCCGAACCCACCGAGGAAGTTGAGACCGTTGAGAAGCGTTTCACAATGCCCAAATTTTCCATCGTTCAGATGATTCTCGTGGCGATCGTTCTTTACTACATGATCACCGCGCGCAAGAACAAGGGTATGGTTGCTATTGCTCTCACTCTCACTATCTCTCTACTCCACATTTATGATCACATTTTCATGGTCAAGCGTGGTCCTGAGCGTCCTTTCTTCCTCCCCAAGAAGGAAAACTACGGTTGCCAAATGTGCAAGTAAATTTTATTGATACATAATAAGTATGCGCGTCAAAATTACTCGTAGCCCTAATCTTAAAAAGAAGTTCAGGGCAACACTAGAAGACGGAAGAACTGTAGATTTTGGTGCTCGTGGATTTTCGGATTATACAAAACATGGGACTCCTTCTCGTATGAGATCGTATATTCTTAGACACGGGGGGCGGGTGCCGAAGTACATCACATCTGAGCGAGATCCCAAGAAGATTCAAGATAAGATGTTAAGTATCAACAGAAGTGATAAAGAGGATTGGAAAATGAGCGGTATCGACGGGGCTGGTTTTTGGTCCCGTTGGTATCTCTGGAGTTTTCCTACATTCCAAGGTGTTGAGAAGTTTATGACGAAAAGGTTTGGAATTACTTTTATTTGATTTCTTCAAAGCATAACCTTACCCCACCATCTAGATTCATTGGAGTAAATTTATCATCTATTCCTATAGCTTTTTCCCATACATCATCTTTACGTTTTGTACCATCGAGGGTAAAGATTTTATCTGGATAATCTCTATAAATAGGTTTAAATTTGTTACCTATTATTTCCCTCGCTCTATCACATGTATCAGAGACTCTAAGATTATCTGTACTAATCTTAAGTACTCTCAACCGCTCATCGTCGTCATCCGCAAACTTTTTCTCATATTCTTCCTGATCAGCTTTGTATATTTTCAAACCTTCAACGATTTTTTTGAATTTGGGAGCGTTCAGAGTTTTAAGAAGGTGTGGCTCAGTTCCTGGAATGAACCCACCAAAAAATCCACCCACAACACCTGCTGAGGAAGAAAGGCAACAAAGCACTAATACAATAGCAGCCATATTATATAATACATATATATTATAATGAACGTTTAAACTTTTCAAATTGTTTAAAAAATTGAAGTGTCGTCTCTAGGCGTTCGTAAAGTTCCTCCCCGAGGTACTGCTTCACGAATTCCTCCGATTCTCCATTCTCTCTCATTGCATTTTCGTATCGACAAAGTTGTAAATACACTTCATTAAAATTTTCCCCATTCCAAGTTTCTAAAAGGATTTTAACTTTCTTCAACCCGAGAGTGTCCTCCATTACTTATTCATTCCTCTCTTTTTTAATTTATTTTTCAGTTCAGCCATGAGTTTAGCGCGTGTAGCGTTAATGACAGGTTTCCTGAGTGGAGGTGGAGGTGGAGGTGGAGGTGGAGGTGGGGGCACAGCCATCGAATATGTAGATGGAGATACCACTGTTCTACAAATTCGGATAACCTTTTGTGCATTTTTAACACTATTTTCGAAATTTCTGGTAACTTTGGATCGTAATTCTTTAGCTGTGAGTTTAATTCTCTTACCATCAACTGTTTTGGTAACACGAAGACCCATTTTTTTAGCTTTATTTTTTAAGTCTCTATATTGCATATACTAATAGTTAAGAAAATACTCGAGTATAAAGATATTAAACACTCTTCACGTATGGCTGAAGAACTTATAAGAGAAGTTTTGTTACCACAAATTATACAACTTCAAATTGAGGTAAATGCTCTTAGAAAACATACATGGCCGTATGTACAGGCACAAAAGGAACATAACCAACTTGACGACATCGAGACAAAGAAAGATTTTGTTCAAAGTCTCGATGAAGATACAGTAAAAGAACTACTTAATCTAAAGGCTAAATTTTCAAAAAGTTCTGGATTTCAACAAAGGGAATATGACATCTTAAAAAAAGTCATCGGTCCTGTACATCTTGACATCGAATGAACCATCTTTACCGGTGACATTTACTGACTCGTTACCATATAGTTCCTGACATCCTATGTCATCTATGCAGTCTCGGCCATTGTGACTGACTGGAATAGGGTATAGATTGTCTCCACTCGTAGTTGTGTAGTAGTGATATCTATCCCTACGCCCACGTACCTCTTTACCATAAAGAGGGAGTGTCATATCACCATCACCAATGAGTAAGCCCATTTGTTGCATATGACCAGGTTTGTATTGTTTTATAGGTGGTCCCCTAAACTCTGGCTCCCTACGCGTTTCCCGTGTTCGAACTGGGCGAGGGGGTGTAACAATAACAGGTACTTCTACTGGAACTTTGACGACTTGGGGATTGTATGTCATATAACCTATAGCAACAATGAGTGCGATAATCACAACCCAAAGTAGTTGTGTCTTTGTCTTGTTCTTCATTTACTATATTTAAGGAAAATCTTTCAGATAAAGATATGAGGGTCCTGGCGATTGATATAGGATATCACAATATGGGCCTTGTTTTAGCTGAGTTTGAAGATAATCCAAAAATTAACGTCCAAAAGATGAAAAAGGTAAGTTTAGAAGACTACAAGTACATACGCACAAATGGTATGGTAGATCTCATACCTTTATTTGTGGAAGAGTATCAAAAATGGTTTGATTCAGCTGACAAAATACTCATAGAGAGACAACCCCCTGGTGGATTTACAAATATAGAAATTTTACTACACTACATGTTCAAAGATAAGGTTGTTTTGGTTTCACCTGTGAGCATGCACGTACATTTTGGTATGAGACATCTAGACTACGAGCAACGAAAGGAAAGAACCGTTGCTATAATGGAAAAATATATATCAGAAGAGGTTCCATATGAAAGAAAACATGATATCGCAGATGCTTTTTGTATGATTGTGTATTACAATTTTAAAGTCACCACACACATTTTCGATAAGTTCAGATATTTTCCCAAGGTATAATAAGATGCCAACAGCTAAGCAGATTCAAAATGCCAAGAAAAAATTAAAGAAGACCCCCAAACCCAAGGGAAATAGCCCACGGTTGCCAACGGCTTCTTTACTACGACTGATTGCTGCGGACCCTAAAATCGGCCGCGACAAAGCTTTTA